AGAACCCATGTTTCCCTGCTTATCGTGCCTCATCAGCCGCCGAGGGTCGATTTCTTCAGGTGCTGCGAAGTCACGAAGCGTAAACGGCATCGATACCGAATTGTTTTGCAGTTCGTCGCGTCGCTCTAGCGTTGGGTCGTAGCCGGTAAAAAATTCGCTCACTTCACCCGCCTCCCGATTGCGTCGATGCCTTGCAAGTGCTCAAGACGCTCAAGGCGTTCGCTGTGAATGCATCCCATCACAATCGCCGTTATTAAACCACCGAACGCAAGAATGATCGCAAGAATGAACCCGCCGTTGAGATTCTCGCATCGCTCTGAAAGTTGCGACTCGAGCTGATAGACTTTGTTTTCCAGTTCTTTCGCGTCCATTACCACGCCCCCGCTATGTCACGATTCAGTTTCGCAATTTCGGATTCTTTACCCTCAAAGCTAGCCGGTAGTTTGAGTTCGTCGATTGCGTTGTATACCCGGTCAAGTGCCTCGCGCTGCTTCGCTCCAGCATTCGCCGCAATAAATTGCGTCCATTGCTCTTGGTTGACGATTTCACGCTTTTCGATCTTGCTAGCAGCCTCAAGAAATGCCGCTCGGTATGCCGCTCGAATATTGGGCAAGGTTGAGGCCACAACGCCCTTAATGTCAGCGGGCTTTGGATCGACGTTATCAGGTCGCTGGAATGCAAAAAAATAGATTGCACCCGCTGCAATGACCCACGGCAACCAGTTTTGTTCCGGCTTACTCATCGTCGTTGCTTTCTGCCTCGATTTCCGCCTCTGCGTAGAGTTGAGCTGCCGAGGGAGCGTTGGAGTATTGGGCTTGAGGGATCGCGGATAAAAAGCCGTTTTCCTTTGCCGTTTCGCATCTTTTAAAAAGACTCACTTTGCCACCTCCGGTTCAATTGGCTTAACCTCAGGCGGTCGCACCGAGTAGCCGAGAATAACACTACAGGCCAAGTAGACCGCCAACGTGATTTCATTCGCGGCAATGGGTATCTTGTCTTTGAGAAGAGTTACCGCGATAGATGCCAATGCTGCGATGACTCGTGGGTCTTTGAGTGCGTTCGCTAACTTGCCAATCGGATTGATGGAGTCGCCCATAATGAGCGTGCCGATTGACGTTGCAATCAACTCAAGTTGCTCTTGCGTGATAGGCAACCGATCCTTAAAAAGCATAGCGGCTATCGATACTGCGAACGCGACAAACCGCTTTGAACTCGTAATGGCCTGCATACAACCCTCCCTTGGTTCCTTGCATTGTAGCAAGTGTCAGGGCGATTGCAAACTTTGGCTAGATGATAGACCGCTTCCGCAGATCCTCGATCCAATACTCCCCGTCTTTCGCCGGAGTCTCTGCCGCGTAAACCGCAACGGCTAAGGCCGCCCAGTAGTGGCTGCTGACGCCAAACAACGGCCCCGGTGCTTTCTTCGTGCCCACGGCGCCGAAGCGGTCGATTAACGCTTGGCGAATGTTGGCATCCTTCGCCCTCATGGAGTTGCAAAGATGCATTTTAACCGCCTTCCTCGGCACTAGCCTAACCTCAGTGCCAATCGTACCCGCTAGCCATCCGATACCTGCGACCGTGCGAAACACCTCCTGTCCGACCGCCATTCCGTAAGACTCGATCCACTCGCAGGCAACGGTCTTGACTTTGCAAACCATGTCGAGCTTATCGAACTTGCTGAAGTGCGTGAAGCTGTCAAATGTCTCAAGTTCAACAACCCGTTTTTCATCCGCATCCCACCATACAAAAGCATGCTCTTTTGGCCCTGGGTCGATGCCTAAAATTATGTTTTTACTCACTGGCTGCCTCCTTTTCTGCCGCTTTCATAAGCGTTACCAATCCATCGCTACCCACTGAAACAACGTGACACAGAACGCCGTCGATAGTCACAGCCGTTCCTATTCCGAAAGACTTAGGCTTTTCCCACGTAAACTCAACCGTCGTTTCAGCGTTTTGTATCTTGCGAATGTCAAACGCTTCACTTGCTTCGAGCAATGATTTCGACCCGTCTTGAAAAAGATCGCTGACCATAGAATCAACACTGCGAAATGTTATTTTTGGCCTATCGCCATGTTTGTTACTCACTGGTTACCTCCTTGAATAACCGATCCAAGTACCATGCGGACTTTCGCAAGTCCTCAACTCCACCCTTTTGCTTGTATCTCCAAAGGTACTTCATCACGTTGCCGCGAAGGTAATCTGCAAATCCATCTCCTAACGCCGCCTTGATTGCCTCGATGCACTCAATCCCGCCTTGGTTGTAATGCGGTGGATGATTGACGTTGTCAACTGTCAAGCATTCGTTGACGGCTGGGGCAGGTTCAAGCCATTCGTGACGGAATGCCCATTGAAGGGAATTCTTGAACCTAACGGCACCACCCCACTCTCTCTGGATTTCGTAGACTCCACCGTCGTAGATATCCATCTCTGGACTAATCCATCCACTTCCAGGATCTTTTGGCTTCCTAACCCGCACCCGATCACCAACCTTAAAAACATTCTCGCTCATTTCTTCTTTCCTCGTAAAATTAGATTATCCGGTCTGACGTACTTCGCCAGTTCCGCTCGTAACTCTTCGCTTCGATCTCGAAATCGCGTCCTGTCTTTCACTGCCTTCGCAAGTTGCGATTGAAGCGACTTGATTTCCGATGTTTGCTCTGCGAGCAACGCTTGGAGATGCTCAATCTCTCGAGCCATGTCCGTCAAACTAAATGCCATCCTACCGCCTCCTTCGTAAAAATCATTCTGTCCAAACTGTCCTCGTGTCCCTATATAGACCCCCCAATACCAACCACCCTAGAGACCCTACCCCCTAGAGAGGGGTACTACCACCACCCCCTAGAGAACCCCCGGACAGAAGGACAAAAAGGAAAGAACACTATAGTAAATACCATAACATATATATATATATATATTTATATAGCTAAGGGCAGAAAAACCACTCTTAACCACGCTTTGAAGCTGTCCATATTGTCCGGGACAAAATGGGACAGAATGGGACAATATGAGCTTTTGCAAAACTTCCACTAATTCAAGACCGGCTTGTATTAGTTTCAAGCTGCGCACCCTTTTTGTGACAGAATGAAATGGAAGTCTCATTTTTGCCCTCCGCTGACGCGTACAAAAACCTTCTTTTTTCTCTTCCCAGTCGTCACAAATTCGACTCGAAAACCTAGCTTGACCGCCGCCGCTTCGAGGTCACCCGCCGTTAGTGATCGACACAACCGCAAGGCGTCTCGACTGTTGACCGGCCCTCGTGCCGCTAGATCGCTCAAAACCTTCGCTGCGAGAGTCAGAGACTTGTCAACCATATTCTGTTCGACTAGATCGCAGGCGATGCGAGAAAGCCAGTTAGAGAGTTTAACGCCCCATTGGATATCCTGCATTTCAATCGCAACTACCGGACTGATCTCCGTTGGGGATGCCATGCGGCTACACCTATGCACCAACGCCAACATCAGGCTCCTGGCTGCTGTGCGTCCCCACATTGCCGAACGCTGGGAAGACTCTGATTCCATCTTTTCGTCGATGGCAAAACTGTGCTGCTCCCATCGTTCGCAAGCCTCGTTTGTGATTCCAAATTGGATTGCCTGCGGATTCATCGAGGCGATGTTTCCCACCGAGGTTGTAAGGCTCGCCCACTTCGACACAAGGTCGCTTAGTTCGCTAGGCACCTTTGGCGTCCTGTAGTTTCTTTTCCGCTTCGGTCGTTCTTGCACCGGCCAGAATGAGATGCGATTGAGCAACCCGTCGCTAACGTGATCCGCTGAAAGTCCCTCAAATATGGTCGATCCAGTCGATAGCCCAAGGATGCAAAGATGCGGCTGATCGATCTCGTTCTTTGCCCCCGCTGCGTGAGACGCTCCAAGGAACTTTCCCGCTGACTCTCCGTAAAGGCTTAGCAAGTGCTTGCCGATGTTCTTGAGATGCTGCGAGCCCTTCTTATCGAGGATGCCCTGTAGCACCTTGCCAAACTCATCGCCGATCCACAAGCAAACCGGTTGCGACTTGATTGCGGTTATCAATCCGTTTCCCGATTGCACATCCGCTGCTAGTAGGAGGTGTCCGCATCCCGACGCGTCAAATATCTTGGTAATAGCCGACTTGCAAGCCTCTTTGCCTGACGCCGTTTGAGCGATAATTAGGTTGTAATCGTTCGTCCGTAGGTCTGTGTGAGTTGCTACCTTTTGACCTAGCAAAACTTCCATCGTCGAGATAGCCACCGACAGCCCCATAATCGGGCTAGGTCTGATCGCCAAGTCAAAGTAGTAGTCGTAAACCATCCGAATCAATCCAGAATCAGGGAGCATAGCCAAGCAAAACTCCTCATCCCCGTCGTCGTCTTCGCTTGCAAGCTCAGCCGCTTTTGTCGGCCAAAGTAGCTCGGCAATCCGTCCGCCCTCTTCGGCTCCGTCAATGGCAATCATGCCCGGCAGTTTCGCGTCTCTTGGCGTTCCCTTGGTGCGTGCGTTCTCTACCGCCTTAACAACCTCCGCGTCATCCATTGGAGGCGAACACCTAGCCGCCCAACCTCGCACCGCGTCTAGCACGACATCTTCGCTGGGTCGCTGCCCATCATCGCCCACCATAGCCCACAAGTGACCAGCAAGGCGAAAGGCCGCGTTGTTTCGGTCCCCTTGAGGTGCCGCCTGTGCATTCTGTGCGTAGGCTTGGATACGCTCTTCAAGTTGTGTTTCGCATCGAATGGAAGCGACACTAAGCACTCTTTGCGGCTCCGGCCTGTGAAGGTAATCGCCTAGGAACACCTCTAGTTCAGCTTGGCATTCTTGCGGCTCATCGTACCCGTCCAAAACATCGCCAGTCATTACCCAGAACCGCCCGTGCTCATAGCACTCAACACCCTGCCGACTACATACCGACCAATCCGGCTTTTTACCCCGAACGATGAAATGCAAACCGCGTCCGCTTTGCGAAGTCTCGCAGTACGCTTTGCCCTTAAATAGCTCAAGACAGTAGCTAGCCACCTCGTTGTATTCGCCGAATTCTTCGATGCAGTTATCTAGATCGATACCTACGAATGGATCGTCCGCAGCGAATACATACGCGATTCGTTCATTGCTTTTAACCTCGTCGTAGTCAAACCAAGTCTTCGGCTGATTGCTAGGCGAGTTGGGTATCTTCTTTCCATCCGCCGTAAGCGTCCAGGTGATCCACTGCCTACGCTCCGTCAAACACTTAGGAAACATCTTGAGCAACCTCGTTATCTTTTCTTGCTGGGCCTGTAGTGATCTTCCAATATCTTCCATCTCGCT